TTACGGCACTGTGAACGACAGGCCGTTGAGTAACAACTGCGCCGCAACCATCCAGACCACCGCACCTATCAACCCCAACGACAGATGGCCAACGACGATCCCTATGGCGATCTGTTTCCAGAGCCCGGCGTATTTGTTGGACGAAGTAACGGCGGTGCGATAGGGCGTTTCGCGTTCGGCGCGGATGTTGTCGAAGTCATCTCTCATGGCGGGTACTCGATGCTGTTTGGCTAAACGGCAGGCACAAAAAAAGGGTTCAGCTTTCGCTGAACCCTTTCTTGAATATGGTGGCTACGCAGGGACTTGAACCCCGGACCCCAGCATTATGAATCGCTTGGGTCATGCCCTGCTGAGCCGCATAACGCCATAAATAGCGCTTTTCAGCCTTCCCCGAACCTCACTGAGCCATTGCTTACCAGAAAAAAGGGCCTAGGTAGTCACCTTTCTGTTTACGTGATCGTCATCACACGCTACGTTTTGTCCCTACCGGCAATGTGCCAATGCAAGGATTCGCAGTAGGGGTAGGAATGGACGGCCTTAAAAGTACCTCAACCTTTCGAAGGCTTAACCAAACCCACCACAAGGGCTGCTTGGGCTCTCGTCTCAGATCTTCCTCTCAATGCGTGCATGCAGCCGGTGCTTTCCGCTCCCGCTCACCCACACCAGAGGGGCCAAAACCTTACAGTCATCATGGCAAGCGCTCTTGCTGCTGCGCCCCTGTGCATCCGTTTTCCTGTAACTGTTGGCTCTCCTTTCTTCAACGTCCTCGTCGGAAGCCGCGATCGTATCTGCGCCCGTTTCAAACAAAAATCATTATGGAACCTTCTACCGTGGCTTTGCGTTGCTGCTCAGACAGGCGCACCGACAAGAACTGGCTCCGCACTCAAGCCCTAAAATCCGGAGGCTTATCTTGAAGTACGAATTCCCTGAAGGACATGGATTATCGAGTAACGTAGTTGAACAACTGTGCAACTTTAGCGAAGGATTCGCGCTTACCGATGCCCAATTTGAGGCCTTAAATAATGGCGTGGCACGCGGAGAGAGCTTGTTAGTTTCCTCGCCAACATCGACCGGCAAGACCCTGATTGGTCTTTGGGGTATTGCGACTAGCCTAGAGGGCGGTGCCAACGCTGTTTACTTGGTCACTCACAGAGCTCTGGCTCAGCAAAAAATGGAGGATTTCAAGCAGCTGCTACTCGATAGTTTTCTCGTAGGGGATGCGGCATCCTTAGTTCTGGCGACCGGTGACTATGTCAGAGACTCAGCAGGAAACGATGTTGCCGATCCCTTAGGCGCCAAATTGCTTGTCGCCACTTATGAAAAATATTTAGCTTTACTATCTGCCTCCGGCATCCCTGCCGACATGCGGAACACGGCTATCGTTTGCGATGAGGTTCAGATCGTTGCAGATGAGACACGTGGCCAAAGTGTTGAAGTGCTTCTTTCTTTATTGCGAAAAGTAGGTTGGCGACAGCTTATTGGCTTGTCTGCTGTCTTAGCCCCTAAAGATGCAGCCGAACTAAGTGAATGGTTAGGTATTACGCTAGTCAGGTGCCCACTCCGGGAAAAGCATATTCAATACTGCTGTCACACGCCAAGCGGTATGGTGACGCTGGACACGTCCAATCCAGACGCCCAATTCCCAAGAACGCCTTACAAGGGGCGGCCATTGCTAGATGCACTGGCTATTGTTAAGAATTTACTTGAGCACGATAAACAATCTTTGCCTATTATCGTTTTCTGCATGACGGTTAAAGATACATATACATTGGCAGAACAGCTGGTGGGAGTGGCCGACAAAGGGCAGATCACTATAGATTTCGAAGATTTCCCCGGCACATTTGCCAATGAATTCTTATCTAGATCAATGGCCAAGCGAGTGGCAATCCATAACGCCGACCTTACGGATGAAGAGCGCCGGGTGGTTGAGGCCAGTTTGTTGGAGCGCAGAGTTGACGTGGTTTTTGCCACGAGCACCTTAGCGGCTGGCGTGAACTTCCCGCTGGCGTCCGCAGTTTTTGCGAGTTATGAGCGTTACAACTTTCCTAGAAAAGTTCATCTACCCATTGAACAATCCGAATTTCATAACATGGCCGGCCGCGTTGGCCGCATGGGATTTGACGGTCTGAGTGGGAAAGTTTTCTTTATCGCCCAGAGGGCGGCAGACGAAAAGACCGCATTGCAATATCTAAACCTAGATGCAATGACTTCGTTTAAGGCACGCATATCCCCAAGTCGATTTAACCTACTCGCCCTACAGCTTGTTTCCTCTGGCCTATGCTCAAGCAAGGCCGAGGTATCCGAGCTGATATTGGGAACGTTCAGCGCATTAAGAGAACTCGAAAACAACCCTAAGAACCATGAGACTTGGCCCAACAAAATCTCACACGCTATTGACGGGCTTGTGCGAGAAGGATATTTGTTCTCGGCAGACTCCGGCGTATTAACTGCAACTCCAATAGGAAAATCTGTTGGACTCAGCGGTCTAACACCTGAAACAAGTTCATTTTTACTAGAATATTTAGCCAAGAAATCCCACTCTTTAATTGGTTGCATACCAAGCCATGAAAACGCTGGCGACCTTGACAAACTTGCATTCTTGATATTATCAAGCGCACTAAGCAGTCCCGAGTTCGTACCAATGAACGGAAAGCCAGAAACCCGGCAGCTACATTGGACGTTAAATAATGACTATCTTTTCAATGCTGACCCATATTCCGAGGAACTCTGCGAACGGGTATGGAGGGCCAATATAAAACCAATTAACGCAGCATATATCTGTCTTCTTTGGATGAAAGGCACTTCGTTGCGTGATCTTGAACGACTGCTTCCAGGATTTCGTGCGGGAGCGATTCGCGAGCTAATCAGAAATGTAATATGGGTACTTCAAGGAGTATCTGCAATATTGACTGCAGTTGCTGACAGACGCAGCCCGAAAGAAATGTTACCCAAGGCAATAGCAGAAGCGAACTACAGTTTAGAAGAATTATCTAAGCTACCTCGAATTATCCGACGGTTTATCATGCGGCTAAATGAAGGGTTGCCTGATGAGGCTCTGTGGCTTATAGAGCTAAATGTGGCAGGGGGTGAATTCAAACTTAGCCGAGACGAGATTTTGTCTGTATATAATTCAGGCTATGCGAAACCCGAGCAGCTGATGCTGGGCTCTCCAGAAGCGGATCAGGTTAGGCAGCGCGTTTTTGACAAGGCAAAGCCCTCACCTGTTGCCAAGTCAAATTGGCTCAGAGACTCCGTAAGAGAATGGAAGAAGAATGTACGGAAGGGATATTTGGAGCGCCACCAACGTCGGGCCAAGAAATGCCCGGGCCTTGAACTAGTCAAGAGCTATTATGAATCTCTAGGAACCAACTTCGAAAAATCTTTCGAAGATATTTTGGATTATTTAAAAATTAACTACGTCAAGATTGATGGTAGTGGTTTGATAGGCGCACCTGATTACTTGGTTAACTTTAATGGTGAATCGAGCGTAGTCTTTGAGCTCAAGTCAAAACAAAATGAAAAACTGGTTAACTACAATGAGGCCACGGAGGTCTTAGCTGCGTCGGAGATTCATGGCTTTAAAGATAACTTCTGCGTTACTCTTTGCCATCCAGGAGTCGATCCTAGCGTCCCTCTGGTAATCGTTAATTCTGGTCGACTGACGGTTGTTGAAAGCGGCGACCTAGGCGAGGCATTGCTTAGACTTTGTGAGGGTAAGTTGACGCAATCACAGTTCTGGCAGTGGCTCACTACCCCTGGGCAGGCATTGACGAGTGACTTGCCATATATGGAGTACCACTAGTAATGAGAGGGGGCTAAGGCCCCTTTTTCTCAGCCTACTAGCAACCAACACCTAGTGCATTCTATATGCACGCTATTCTGCGTTTTGATCGGTCAAGCTTCGGTTGGCTTCGTCGTACTCGGGGCTGGTCTGGCCGATCTCTGGCGCTATCTCGCCGCTGACCATCCACCAGCGATACGACGGATAGAGCGTTCCCAACGCCTCTATCTCGTCAGTGCTTATCCGGACGTCTTTGTTGTAGAGCACGGTTCTCCACCGATTCGAGCCGATCGGCGTCTCTCGCACGAGGCGATCCATTCCAGCCATAGAGGCAACTGTTCTAACGCGCTCGTTTATCGTGCCCATTTCTTCTAAGTATTTTGTTCAAATAGTTTGAATTTGCGAACAACACTTCATATGCTTTGTTCAAATATTTTGACTCAAGTATCTGAGTCGAATGCTTGGACGAGTATAGGGCAAAAGCTATGGAACAGTCTGGTGTAGTGGGGTTAACCATCGAAGGCCAAGCCGAACGGATCGTCAGCTTCCGAGAAGCTCCGTTCTGCACTCAGCTCGTGCTGGCTGAAATGATGGGCGTCGAGCAGATCACCGAAGACGTGGTGCGCGGCTGGGTGGAAACCTACACCCTCCCAACTGTGAAGATCGGTCGTCGCCGCGTGATCAACCTGCATCGCATCCGTCGCGACATCGAGCGGGGCAAGTCGGTGTTCTGCCAGGGGGATTACGCCGATGAATGAGGCCATCGACCATGAGCGCCTACAACCGGCTTCCCCACGCATCGGACTGCGCTTGCTCTGTCTGCTGGTCCCGTCGCGAAATGGCGAAACCCGCTCGCTCCCGGTCCACACCCTGCGCCCAATGCCGCCCCGCGTATGCGCGGCCGATTCGCACGCTGCAAATGGGCCGCGTCGGTGGGATCTGGAAGCCTCTGCTTTCGGAATGGAAAGTGGAACCGGCCTTTATCTGCGAGAAGCACACGCCACCCGCCCGGCCCCCGAAGTACTGGAGCGTTATCTACGACTCGGGCAAGCCAACGCCCTACGTCCCGATTCACGAACCGTTCGAGCTGGTGGGGTGATGGCATGAGACAGCCAACCGCTCTCGTTGCCTGCGAGTTCTCCGGTCGTGTCCGCGATGCGCTGACCCGCGCCGGTTTCTACGCGGTCAGCTGCGACCTGCTGCCGTCCGAAACCGAGGGTGAGCACATCCAGGGTGATGTGCTGGATGTACTCGATTGGGGCTGGGATCTGCTGATTGCCCATCCACCTTGCACGGATCTCGCTGTATCGGGCGCTCGCCACTTCGCTGCCAAGATCGCCGATGGCCGCCAAGCCCGCGCCTTGGATTTCGTCCGCAAGCTCCTGGCTGCTCCGATCCGGTTCAAGGGACTGGAGAACCCTGTTTCGGTGATCTCCACCCACATTCGCAAGCCGGACCAGACCATCCAGCCTTGGCAGTTCGGTCATGGCGAGTTGAAGCGCACCTGCTGGTGGCTCCAGAACCTGCCGCTCCTGGTGCCGACCGAAATCGTCGACGGTCGCGAACCGACTGTGCATCACATGGCACCTGGACCGGACCGCTGGAAGAACCGCTCGCGTACCTATCAGGGCATTGCAGACGCCATCGCTGCGCAGTGGGGCGGCTATGTGATGAGTCAGCTCGCCAATCCTGCTCGGCCTGTCTTGGTCCAGGGCCGCGCTCCCGGCTCGTCGGATCACGCTTCACCGATCCGGCGAACGGAAGCACGGGGCGAAGCCTTCACCCTTGACCTTGCACAAACCGAAACAGCCTCCGCTCGTGAGTGTGGGGCAGCTTCACCGCCCCGCGCTCCCGAGCCCTCGGCGGCGAGAGTGGGATGACAAGGGCAAAGCCCTTGGTGTTAACCAACTAGAGAACACGCACAACGCGACCTTTTAACCGGTAGGCCAAGTAACAGATCACCTCGGCGAACTTGCGAGTTCACCGGTTCGGGATCGCTCGGCCTGCGAAAAGCAAAGCCGCGCAATAAAGCGCAACTAAAGAGAGGAAACACAAATGGCACGTTCGATCATGGAAGTTGCATTTCTCAGCGCTGAGAAAGTTGAGTTCGACAACGTGAAGTTGGTGAAGCTGTTTGTCGGCGACGAGCCGGACGGCAAGCGTGACCTGGGCATTTCCATCCTGTCGATGAATGTGGCCGAAGAAGCACTGGACGAAGTGTGGGCCGCCTGCGAAGGCCTCGATGTGCTGGAGCCGATCCGCGTCACCACTGAAATCGAGCGCGGCTCGAAGAACACCGGCAAGTTCATCGTCCTGCACGTCGAGCCGGTGAAAGCTGCTACCGCTCAAGCGCCCAAGCCAACCCAGCAGCCCACCCAACAACCCGCTAAGCCTGCCGGCACTCAGCCGGAGCCGGCCAAAGCCAACTAAGGGGAGGGGCGGCCATGTTGATTGAAGACCGTGTGATCTGCGACTGCTGCGGCAATGACATGGGCAAGCTCATGGCGCTGCCCGCGCCGCAAAGCGACCTGCTGCCGGACCTCAACCTGCCGCCCCATTTCGCCGTCTGCCCCGACTGCGAGCCTTTGGAAGATACCGCCGAACTCGCTGAGGTCGGCCAATGAATTTCATTGCCTGCGAAGGTGTTTGGCTTCATGGCGGTTCGGGATGGCCCGAATGCAATGGAGTTCTCCACGCCGTATCGGGCAATGAAATGCGGGACCTTTCCGGTGCCGCTTTGAACTGGGAACAAGTTTCTGAACTGCAAGGCGAAGTGATGCTGTTATTCGCCGTTGTATTTGGTTTCTTGGTCCTGAAAAAACTCCTGTGATAACGAGGTCAAATTATGAACAAGTACTTCATCAAAAAAGTTGGCATCGGCGCTGCTGTTGCTATGTCCGTTGCTGCTGGTTCGGCTTCCGCTGCTTTGCCTGAAGGTGTGGAAAGTGCGCTTGCTGCTGCTCAAACCGACGGCGTTGCTGTTGCCGGTCTGGTTCTGGGCGTGATCATTGCGATCGCTGCTTTCAAGTACATCCGCCGTGCGCTGTAACTGAGCACCGCACTTGTACAAGTGCCGTAGCAACTAAACCCCGCTTCGGCGGGGTTTTCTTTTCCAAGGATTCGCCCGATGAATTATGAACTGTATGTGCTGCTGGTGACGACACTGGCGTTTTACCTCGTATTTTTTGGGCGGGTTTGAGTATGAGAAGGATACTTCTCATATTGCTGGCTGCGGGGCTTTGGCATTCTTCAGTTAGTGCTGAGGAATATTATTGGCTAACGTCTGGTGTTCGCGGCTCGACGCCTAACGAATCATGTTCAAATTATGCTCACTCAACGACCACCGTTAATCAGCCTTATATTCGCGAGCTTTCAGTAACCAGAAGTACTGATACGGCCTTTCTTTGTAATTTCAGAATATCTTCCTCTCCCACTGCTGGTGGAAGCTCTAAACAGTTGGGTACCACGCGTTCAGGTGACACATGTTCGGGCACCTATGATCCTGTCATAGGTGTATGCACTCCTGCTCCAGAGCCTGATCGCTGTGAGTCGACGATTGGCTCAATAATCAACCATGAACATAAGCTGCGCGAGTCTGTTCATGGCTCGGATCGTGTAGAACCGCCGAGTGATGTTTGCGCCAACTCTTGCACGTACACCTTTCAATATGTTGTTAACAACATATACGTTTATACAAGCGGTACTCCTTCAGGCGTGTTCGGTTCTTATCAGTATCGCGGCAACGGTTTTGAGTGTTCTGGCGATACGTACAACGCCCCTGGCAATCCGGGCGGCACCACCAATCCCGATGACACGCCTCCCCCTGACGACACTGATAAGTGTCCCGATGGATACACCTACAACGGCACCTTCTGTTCTCCCGATAAGCCAACCGATCCTACCGACCCTACTGATCCGACCGACCCCGAAGACCCGACTGATCCAACCGAACCCGGTGATGGCGATGATGACGGCGAGGGCGATGGGGGCGGCGGCGGTGGTGGTGATGGCGGCGGCGATGGAAGTGGCGACGGTGAGGGGGATGGTGACGGTGATGGCTCTGGTGACGGTGGTAACGGCGATGGCGAAGGCGACGGCGAAGAAGAACAGCCCGAATCGAGCGTCGGCGGTGAAGGCTGCGATGCAACGCTGAGTTGTGAGGGCGATGCCGTCCAATGCGCCATTCTGCGTAAACAGAAAGAGCAAGTCTGTATGTGGCGATACGGTTCGCTCGAAAAAGCCCAGGTCGAAACAACGCTGAGCGGTCCTGATTACGAACTGAAGGAAGAAACGCTTCCTGTATCCGGCCTTTTCATGGAAGCGGTGAATAAAGGTCGCTGGTTGCCACAGTCCTGCCCGTCTCCCGAACGTTTCACAGTTATGGGCCGCCAGTTCGAAATGAGCTATGAGCTCATTTGCCGCTTCGCCACTGCGTTAGGCCCGCTGCTGGTCGTCATGGCCTCAATCTTTTTTGCGGTTTACGTTGGCCGCGCCTTCAAGGGGTGATTTATGCCTGTTGCTCTTCTTCCGTTACTTGCAACGTTTCTGGGTTCCATTGTTGCCGGGCTCGCCTTTCGTGTTCTAGCCACCCTGGGCTTCGCTTACATGACCTATGTCGGGGTGGGTGCGCTTATAGATTCAGTTCAAGCACAAGTGCAAGGCCTGTTCTCGGCTGTTCCTGCTTCAGCTGCGGCCATTCTTGGTATGGCCAAAGTCGATGTTGCCATCAACATCATGATCGCAGCTGTTACAGCTCGGCTTCTGCTCGCTGGCATGGACAAAGTTACCGGCTCTATCACTGCGCTTGCGCTCATGAACAGGTGAGGTTAGGTCATGTTTGTCCTGCGAACCGGGTTGCAAGGGAATGGCAAAACATTAAACACAATCAAGGAAGTGGATCTGCGCGCCTCCAAAATGGGGCGCATTGTCTATTACCACAACATCCGTGGATTCAAGCCGGACCACGAATCATTAAAGGCAACATGGGTAGAGTTTGAAGATCCGCAAAAATGGTTTGAGCTTCCCGAGAACGCGATGATCGTTATCGATGAGGCGCAAACCTTCTTCCGGGTTAGGCCTAACGGCTCGGCTGTTCCGAAATACGCCTCCGCGCTCGAAACCATGCGTCATAACGGCCATGAGCTGCATTGCATCACGCAAAACCCCGGCCTGCTCGACAACCACTTCCGCAAGCTGTGCAACTCGCATATTCACTACGTCCGCGGTGGCAAAGGCAAAGTAATCAAGCGCTGGGAATTTGAGAAGGTGTGTATGGCCGTCGAAACGCCCAAGCGCGACTTCTCCAATGATGGTGAGGCGACGAGGATCGTGCTCGACCCGAAATATTTCGGTGTCTATGAGTCCGTCAAGGAAGGCGCGTCCCACCATATGAAGTTCAAGCCCCCTCGGGCCTTGTTCGTCTTCGGAGCCTGCGTTCTGTTCATTGGCTACGTGGGTTATGGCATCTATGAGCGTCGGATCGCGCAGCCAGAAGAACCGGTACAGACTTCCTCGCAAGCGTCATTGGGTGCTGAGCTTGGCCAGCCTCTCGCGCCGGACAACAGAGCCAGCCGTGGTTCTCCCGTGCTCACGGCGGAACAGTACGTCGAAATGCGGGTGCCGCGATTGCCCGATGTACCCAGCTCGGCGCCCATGTACGACGAGCTAACCCGTCCGGTGGCCTATCCCAAGCTGTCGTGTGTGTCCTCGGCGGATTCGGAGTTTGTAAACCGCAACCGCAACCGGTTCGCGGTGGGCATCCGTGATGGGTCTATTCAGGGCTGCCGCTGCAATACCCAGCAAGGCACAAGGGCAGTCGTCTCATTCGATGCCTGCATGTCCTACGTCATCGATGGCGCATTCGATCCTGCCAAGCCGGATCGCGATGCCTATGCCGCGACCAATTCCAGCATTCAGCCCTATCCGAGCCAGCCTGTTTCGCCTGCCAAGGCGGAGTATGTCCCTCGGCCTATTACGTCCGTTGGTGGCAGCAAACCGGGGCACCTGTGGTGATGGGCTTGGCGACCCGGCGCCGTGTGCGGTTTGCCGAGGTACGAGGCGGCGCGCGCACGGCGCCGGATCGCTGACGTCCCTGTAACACGTCAGATAAACCCGAGTGAGCAACCAGAGTATTCCAGAGTAAAGGGGAAACAGAATGGCGAATAAGGACTTCAAACGAATCGATATCCTGACTGGCTTGGAAGATCCTTACAGCCGGCTGTTTGTTGATTCGGGTACCGCTCGGATAGTCGATCTATCGAGCGTTCGGCTGCTCCGTTGTGGCGTCGATACGGTCCGCCAACTGTATCGTGGCCTGATTCGTCCCGAGGTAATGGCGCTGTTCGAGAAACCTGGCGCTATGGTCGAGTTCGCCGGGGAGTTCTGGCACTCCGGTAGGGTAGGACGGGACTCGGGCTACCAGTACAAGCTCCAGAACGCCGACCTTGGCTTCATCCTGCTCATCAAAAACTTCAACGCCAAGCTGGAAAACATCGGCCCACACCTGAAGATCGAGGTGTCACCGCACGCCATCGACGCGCTGTCGCCTGAGCGCCTGCAGGAGCGCATGGACTATTACGCGGCAGCCGTGATGACGCACCGGGAGCGCAACCAGTGCGCTGTTCACCTTGCGCTGGATCTGCAAGGCTGGAAACCTCCGGTGGATCTGGTGGCGCGCCTGCATTGTCGTGCTCGGACGCACCGCGATATTTCGGGCATCAATGAAATCCACTGGGCCACCAAGTCCAGCGTTTACGGGCGGGGCGAAACGTCGATGTTTGGCTCAGCCAGTGGCGTTCAGCTCTGCATCTACAACAAGACCGAACAGGCACGTGCCACGGACAAGCTCGACTTTTGGGAAAGCGTTTGGCGTCGGCGGGACTCCTTCGATCAGGCCGACCCGGATAACTACGATCCAGCCCAGGACGTGTGGCGGGTGGAGCTGCGTTATCACCATTCGGTCATCCAGCAGTTCGCCAGCGGCTCCATCGACGCGAAGACCGGCGAGGCTATTGAGACGGATTCCTTTGCCACCTTCGCGGGTCATCTGGACGGTCTCTGGCGCTATGGCTTGGGCCAATTCAAATTGCTCGCTCGTCCTGGCTACTTCGAGCCGATCTGGACGCTGATGCGCGATGACGTACGGGTCGATGTGCCGGTTGATTCCCTAGTCGATGAAACGGAATACAAGCGCTACTACAAAACCTCGCGGGGCTTCTCGGGAAAGAACGTTGAGCTGTTCCTGGGAAACTTCGTAAGCCTGCTGGCACGGGAGCGAGTGGGCGCTAAGCAGGCTTTTGACCGGCTGCGTGAATGGGAATGCTGGCCTGTCATTCGTGACCATTACGCCTCAAAGGATATGAGCGAGCGCGATCTGTACAAGCACATCAAGAACCTGCTTCAAGAGCGTCATGTTCGGTGGGGGCGTGCTGTATGACGGCAAGGAAGGACGGAAAAACCTGGACTGCTGACTTCTATGAGAATGGAAGGGCAGGGCGGAGAATCCGCAAAAAAGGCTTCCTGACAAAAGCAGCTGCGCAACGCTATGAAACCGAGTTCTTTAAGAGCCTGAAACAAACCGGGCGTCCGTTGGATGATCGGCTATCGGATCTGATCAACCTCTGGCACCAGTTGCACGGTTGCACTCTCAAAGACGAAAAGACCCGCTTGGCTAGAACCTTGGCGATCGCAGAGCGGCTTGGCGATCCTCTCTCCTCTGAGTTCGATGCGTTGGCGTGGGCGCGTTACCGGCAGCAGCGTTTGAAGGTCGCTTCGCCGCATACGGTCAACCATGAACAGCGCTATCTGTCCGCGGTGTTCTCGGAGCTGTTACGGCTTGGCGCGTGGGTAGGTAAAAACCCCCTCGGCAGCATCCGCCAGATCAAGACCGACCAAGTGGAACTGACATTCCTATCCTTGCCGCAGATCCGCCAGCTACTTGAAGAGTGCAAGCGTTCCACCAACAACCATACGTACCCCGTTGCGCTGCTTTGCTTGGCTACTGGTGCTCGATGGGATGAGGCCGAAACGCTCGCTCGATCCGCGATCTACGGCGGCAAGGCGCACTTTCACAGGACTAAGAACCGCCAGTCCAGATCGGTGCCGATACCGAAGGACGTTGAAGAGCTGGCATTGAAGCTGGGCATGCCGGGAAACGGTCGGCTGTTCATGTCTTGCCGCTCCGCATTTCGAAGCGCCTACAAACGATGCGGGTTCAATACGCCAGGGCAGATGACCCACATCCTGCGGCACACCTTCGCCAGTCATTACATGATGGCCGGTGGCGACATTCTCAGCCTGCAGCGAATCCTGGGGCATTCGTCGATCACGATGACGATGCGTTACGCACATCTGTCGCCGGATCACCTCGAGTCAGCGCTACGGCTTTCGCCGCTGGCTCAAAGTAGGCACTTCGAAGCAACGCAAGCTGCTTGCCCGTAGATCAAGAGAGCTTAAGCGCCAAGATCAGATAGGGGATGATTACCCCGAATATGCAAACGTTCTGCTGTCGGCGAGTTAGCCACACAAAAGCCACAAGTGACAGCACAGTCGCCGGGAGCAAGGCGAACTTTTGTAAGGTAATCGCTGTAGCAAAGCACCGTACTTTATCGTCGTCCGGCTCTAGGAAAAATATGCATTCCGCTCCGAGCACCAGTAAGGCTAACCATCCCAGTGCGCCAAGCGCCAT